TATTGCAAAGGCTGCCTGCGCAGCCGGGAAGAGCGCTTGTACTGGCTCCAGATGACCGACAGCCAAAAGCATCAAGTCATGCACCTTCTATCCCTCAGGAAAGCCAAAATCCGCAACCGCAAAACAGAAAAGCCCGACACGGGCGAACATCCGGTTCAAAACCTGCTCGATTTCTAA